GTCATGTTTTCTGCAAGTTTCCATTCTAACATCTGAGGAACACCCATAACTTTAGCTCCACTAAATAAAACCTCTATACTTCTTGAAACTCTATCAAAATTATCGCTTGGTGGTGGATTAAAGTAATCTGGCTTTTCTATAACTTTTTCTAAACCGCTTTCTGTTCTTTTTATTTTAAAAACTTGGTCAATAAATGTTTTGTATTCAAAAAATAATATTTGAACTAAATCGTGATCATAATTTGGATTAGCTATATACCCATCACGACCAGGATATTTAGCCATTTTTTGTAACTCTTCATCAGTAAGATATGGAAATTTCTTTTTAATTTCAGCTAAAGTCATAGACTTTATTTCTCCAACATAATATATGTCTTCAAAATTAGGATCATTAGTAAACGAATAAACTAAATTAGCTGGATCAACATAATCAATTACAACGCCTTCGGATCTATTAAAAGAAGTTTTTACAGCACCTATACCTATAGTTACTATATCCTCAATCATTCTTTTTTTAGTTAAATCATATTTATTAAAAGCTAAGGTGTTATTAACAGCTTCTTCTTCTGCAATTTCTACAGCCTGTTTGTAGTTTAATTGCATATGAACTTCTAACTCTTCTTTTGATTGTGGCAATTTAGAAGCGTCTGAAGCATATAAATCTAAACCAGTTACTTCTTGTATTTTATTTAAATAATTTTGAGCCTGCATGTCTCTAAATATTCCTCCTACATAATCAGTTCTTTGTTTTAAAGAAAAAGGATCTTGAGAATAAGCTTTTAAATCATATTTTTTAGCAGCTATACCATTAACAACTATATCTACAAACTTAGGTATAATAGGCACTGGCTTCCAGTCTAAATTTAAATAAGACAAATCACCATTAATAGATAATTCATCTTTATATTTTTGTACATTTTGCTCTCCACGAGCATACAATCTTAAGTTGTGAAAGTTTTGATAACCTGTATTCCATCTGCTTCCATTAACTCTACCACCTCTAAACCATTCATATTCAATAGCTTGCCCAACCTTTGAACCATATTCTAACGTTCTCTTTTCTTCCTCAGATACCATCTGACTTGGAAACGCACTATTAACACCAGTGTTTAATTTCATCTATTAATTATTTTTGATTCATTACCTCTATTGTCATATCTGGAAAAATTTAAATTTAATGGTTCCTTCATTGTTTCGGCAATGGGTCTGTATTTATTTTTATTGCAAGCCATTATTGCTAGTCCCGAACTAATTGAGGCATCGTGTTTAGTTCTGTCATTTATATTAAATGAAGCCCAGTCTTCAAGAGTTCTTTGAAAATACATTGTGCCATATTGTTCGTTGTTATAACCTACAAACATTTCTATATAAGCTTCAATAGCTGCTGCGTGAGCTTGTTTAATATCTTCACTTGAATTAGGTATTCCACCTATTTCTTTTTCAGTGACAGATAGTTTATGCATTGTTTTATCTGGTCTATTCATTGAAAACCCTCTATAACCTCTTCTTTTAAAATAATATAAAAGTCTTGGTTTGTTGTTTTCTGCAAGTATTGGCATTCCGTAAAACACACAAGCCATAAGAACATCTTCAAAAAATATTTCAGCAGTTGGAGGTCTAGATATATATTCTAAAAAAAATAAATTAGGTGGACAATTATCCATTGTAAACTTAGTCAAACCATGAAGTGATCCTTTAGAACCTCTACCATCCACTGTTCCTGATATATCATAACTGTCACATCCAAAAGCACCCATATGTTCATTGGCTGGATGTTTCATTCCGTGTTTTATAACAACAGCATTCTGTTGATTAACTCCTGGTATCCAAGAAACCATAAATCTTCCTTGATTGCTTGGTATAAATCTGACCTTAGTATCTTTAATTCCATCTTCCCAATGAAAATTACCCTTAGTAACTACCGCTGAGTGCTTTAAATCTTCATTATAATCTATTTGTTCGTAAATTTTAGTTAGATTAAATAAAGATTCTTTAGTCTCATCTCTAAACGCATGTTTCTCTGTACGTGGAAATTGTCTATATAATTCATTAAGTCCATCAGGATCATCCTTAAGACCATCTACTTCATTCTCCCAGTGTTCAATGACACCGATTTCAATCTCTTGGTCATCGATTCCCTTAACTGGCGATTTTGGAGTTTCAAAGACAGGGTATCCATAAGTATCGATGTAACCTTCGTAGTTCCATTCCATAGGTATGAACAAAGAATATAATCCTGAGCTAGTCTGTCCATTGCGGTTTCTTTTTGTGACGTTTGAGCTTTCATATAATTTTTTGTAGTTTCTACCTCCTTTATCTAAAGCATTTGATGTTGATCCCATCATACACTTACCAATTATTCTACTACCTAATCTTAATGTTGTTTTTGTTACCCTCCAGTTGTTAAGAATGTTTTCAGGTCTTTCCCATTTACCAGCCTCATCATGGACAAGGAGCAGAAGTTTTTCACCATCATAGGAGTTGTCACCTGTATTTTTCCAGTCAATAGTTGTATCGAGTCCAACCATTTCTTCGAGCCTTTCATTTGAATCAAGCTTTTTTCTTGTAAATTTAGATGCTGGAACCCTGTAAGCAAGTTCAGTTTTTGGTCGGTCCATACCGTCTTGAATCGGTTTGAAAAAGAATGGGTAATTAACCGAGATCGGTACAATTTTGTCTGTAAACATCTTTTTAGCATCTGCTCCAGATTTTGAGAGGACACCGAATCTTGCATCACTCGAGATCGTTGCCATATTAACTGTTTCACCGGATGCCATAAAAGAGAATCCTGACCTTCTGTTTTTAAGGTATGCCATGCCATAGCACCTTGTATCTGATTTACACGCTTCCCAGAAAATAAAGAAAAGTCTGTTTGCTTCTCGAAAGTCTGGCTGCCCAACATCAATCTTTGACCATTGCAAATACATGTAGTGAGTACCAGTAATATAAGTGGCAACACCTTTGTTGTAAAACCAAAAACCTTCATCACGTCTTCTAAATTCTTCATCAATATAATCATGTAATTGTTCTTTAAATGTAACCGGATAAGCTTTCCAATCAAATATAGTTTTAATCTGCTTAAGTTCTTTTCTTTTCTCAAACACTTCCCAATATTGATCCTCTGGCTTTTTGGATCTTTTAAAAGGATTGTCTTCTAATGGTAAAGCAATTACAAGGTTTTGAATCTCGTATATTTTACCAATTTGACCGGTTTTACTTATTACTATTATATTGTGTTCCTTGTTATAGCCATACTTCCATTTTCTAGACTTATTAAGTCTTTTGATGACATGTGGTTTTATAGGTTCAACTATTTTATATAAAGTTTGCTTGTACATTACTTAGAATGTTTTTCAGCAAACCCACTAAAACTAGTTTCTTTTTTTTCGTTAGGTTTATTTTCTAATATATTGTTCTCCTCTTCAATACGATTAAGTATTTCAAAAGCATCAAATATAGCTAGCTTTTTAGTAGCAGCTGCGTTTTTTAAACGATCTGCACTTATATCATCATCTGAATCTACAATAGCTTCTTTAGCAACTTTAATAAGTTCTTCAACTGCTTTGTGCCCAGCTTGGATTATACTCAACTTCGTTTCCTTGATGTTCATACTTAATTACAATATCATTAGATTTCATACAATAAAGACGTTTGCCATCAACGACAAAGTCATATTCTCCATTAGGTGTATAACCAACCTTGTCTCCTTTGTTGATCCCTAATGCCTCTAAGGTTTTATTGCCATACTTTAATACTCCAATAAGGTACTGTTCTTTATCAGACAAAGTGTTATCATTACTAACTATTGGACTTACAAAACACCTATTATTAATAGATTTCCATTTGTCATCTCGCTTGTATAAATAGACTTGGTCTAATTGAACAAAATATAAATTATCTTTAAAATAAGATTTACTATTCTTTTCTTCACCTCTCATATTGTACCATCTTCTGAATACATTGTGATGAATCATTATTAAATCTCCTTTTTTTATAACAGTCTTAGTTGATAAAGGTACTTGAATAACTTTAGCAATATTATTTACAGACTTGAAAGTTTCTACTTGAGTATTAATTATAAGGCTTTTGTCACCTACTTTTACTTTATTATCATATCGTTCACCAACAGGTTCAACAATAAAATCAAATAAACTTTTCATTAATATTCTAAATCATACTCAACGGAGATTGCCATGTGAGAATTAAACTTTTTCCATGGCAATACTTCGTCTTGTTTTTTGATGAAAATATTATAAGAATTATCTTCTTTATCAGAAAGTATATGTGAAATAGTGTGACCACCATATACTGACTGCCCTACAGAGTAGTGCATAGCATCGGTTTTATAGTCGCTACCAATACTTATCTTTCTAATTATAGAAGACATTACTTCTTATCCTCTTCTTTTTCAATTGGAGTAAAACTTCCATCTTCTAAATTAATATTGATAGATCCATACTCTTTTTCCAGTTCTTTTTTGAAATCTTCAGTTTCCTTATTGATTTCACCGAACTTACCTAATACTTGGGATTTTTGGGCTTCTAAGAAACCTACTTCATTTAAGAGTTTGTTTAACTCTTTCTGAAAGTCTTGAATCTTTTTTAACTGGTCTTCGGTAATCATTTGTTTTGCATCACTCATAATAATAAAATTTAATTGTTGGTTATTGATTTGAATTTTTCGACTCCTCTTGAGCCAAAATAAGCTACATAAACAGTAATTAATAATGATTTTAAAAGGTCTATCCATCCGCTGTTTATACCGAATGAAATATCAAACCCATCTAATAGAATAAAAACAACAACAGATACTGTTAAGAATATCAAAGTCATTGGCCGTGTGTTTTTTGAAAGCCAAGAATCTGATTTCATATCACTATCCCATCGTTTTGATACCTCTTGTAATTCTACCATGTCTTGCTTTAATAATGCTAAAGCAGTTTCTTTATCTTGTGGTGTTAAATCTTGGTCTTTGTCTATAAGGTTTTTGATCATGCCAAACGCACCTTGGTCTGGCAATATATTAGTAATCACATCTATAATGCCTGATTTACCTAGTAAAAATTTACCGACTTTAGTTTCTTTAAATTTTTTTTTTTTATTGCTCATTTAAAATTTATTATATATT